CATAAAAAAAGAGTTTGGATGTAGACATTAAATCTATTCCAAACTCTTTTATATTACTTTACATACATTTTATTTACTAAATCTTGAACTTTATAATAGTTATAACCAGCATTTGTTAGTCTAACTTGTCTATCATTACCATTACCCCATTTTCCAGCAATAACTTCTTTAGCAATTTCTTCATTAGATTTTAAGTTAGTGTGATTGCCTTTAACAAGTTCATTAACTCTAGCTTGGATTTTTGAATAATCATAACCAGCCTTTATTAATTTTTCTTTTCTTTGAGGATTATTGCCCCATTTACCATCAAGGACCTCTTGTGCAAGATCATCAATTGTTTTAGTGGTTTCATAATCTACATAAGGTAAGAAACCGTGTTTTTCCCAGCTTCTACTTCCACCTTTACCATTGTAAGTTCTTTCCCCATTTTTACCAATTTGAGATTTAACAACTTTCCAAGTATTCCATCCAGCAGTGGCTTCGATTACATTACCATCACCAACATAAACACCTGCGTGTCCATCCATCCAAACCATTTCACCTTTTTGAATTTTAGTAAAATCTGATGATACATTTTTACACTTATTAATCATTGAGTTTTCACCGATATCTGGAACGCCATTTGAACCATACACTGCTCCACCGCCACGAGGTTTAGTTTTATCATTTTTCCAACCCCATAAAATACCTTTAATTAAGCAGATACAGTCCCAATTCCAATACTTGCCATCCCATTTACCCCAGCCTCCGCTTTGGTATTTTGATGGCTCTTTTAAAGCTAATTCAAGTCTATTTATAAAATCATTTAATTTTATCATAAAAATTAATCCTCCTTAATTTCTGGTAAGCCAGCAATTGAAGTTAATAGTGATGTAATACCTGCTAATAATGAAGCGGATAACACCACTTTCCAGTCAACTTCACTGATGATTGCACTTGCTCCAATAATACCTACAGCAGTTTGTGCAACTGTTTTAATTGCTCTCACACCTGCTGCTTTAATCCATTTTTTAAAACTTTTCATTATATTTCCTCACTTTCTTTTAAAATTTTTTCACAATGTTTTTTTGTTAAAGAATTATACCCAGCATTTAAATAAGTATCGCAAGCCGAAGTTCTTTCCCCCAGCGGAATATTATCATTCCAAATTACACTTTTTAATGACATTTGTTTCGTTGTTTTGAGTGTTTCAAGTATTTCTTCATTATTGTCTAAATACTTTTGATAAAAACTAAATACAGCCCAAATCAAGCCAATAAAAAATGTGATAAGAAGATATAATTCTTTACCCTTTTTTAATTTTTCCATAGTTTCCTTTCTTTTTTCATTTCCAGGTACCAATAGCACAAACACTAATTCTAAAATCATTTGGTAAATTTATTGGATTAGCAGCACATAATTGGATTGGACAAGGTCTATACAAAGTAAAGTCTCCAGCATTTATAATCCAAGCCGATGCTGTCGTTCCAACAACATTCATATTTAAACTAGTTATTGCTTTAAATGTTATAGGATAGTCTTGTAACTGAATTACTGGTGTTATAACTAAACTACCCCAAGAGTTCTTTATAGCAGTCGAAATTGTTTGAGTATAGTAGCATTTTAGCATACCATTAGCATATTTCTCGTACCTTCCATTATCATTAATACCCGTTTCAATTATTTTACTATTTAAATAAGTATTTAATTTTATGCCATCATGTATGACACTTGATGTATCCAAAAATGTTTCATTTGATAATTTTATTTTTTTACTCATATATTTAAGTTGATAATAATTATTTATAACCAATAACTTTTGTAATATAAATATAATTTGATAATGATACTGTTGGAGATGCACCACTACCAATTACCAATTGTTGAGCAGCTAAATTATTAATTTTATTATCACTAATTGATATTTGCTTGATTTTCCCATAGAGCCAATCATCAATACTCCAAAATGCTTGTAAAGAAACTCGTTTACCATTTGGTGTATCTACTCTTACACTTGAATACGCACTATCATTACTTTTATAGAAAATCTCAATAAATTTATAGTTTGATACATTATCATTTAAAGTTATAGTTTCATTACTGCCGTTATTGTTCTCATATAGCACTTTTCCAAGCACTTCATTTAAAAGAACTTTATTGTGAACTATACCAGTTGAATCCAAATAATTATTATCTTTATATTTAAATCTCTTACTCATTTTGTATCTATGCTAGATACTCATATTTTATATACTAATATGTCCATTTTTGTATCTACTGGAGTAATATTATTATCGTTAAAATCATTCCCATTAGTATTTAGATAAGCACTTAAAGCAGTACCATTATTTACTTTAGTTATTCCTTCTGCTAATACAAATCCCCAATGTCCATTAGGTTTTGGAGCCATTGCTCTAGCAACAATAGAATTTACAGCGTAAATATTCAATAACATATAATCCCAACTATTAGGACCTACCCATATACTAGCGTTTACTTTTGCTGCATAATTACCGGAAGGTAATGCTAAAGTAACAATACCATTAGATAACGAAGCATCACAACCATCGAAAGTAAATAGTTTATTCAATGTATCAAATGGTATATTTTGGTTGTTCATAGTAGTAGTCTTATTTCTAGCAACTGTTATAGCCATAACTAATTGTCCTTTAAAATTATTTAATATATTTTTTAATGTTTCTTTGTTATGAGTTATACCACTACTATCAATATAAGTATCATTATTTAATTTAATGGATTTAGGCATAAAGCACCTCCATTAAATTACTAGCATTTAACCTCCTTTCGGAAGTTAAAAGAAGAGAAGAATTTAAATAACTCTTCCCTCCTTTCTTTTTTGGCGAGTAGCCCGTACATACATACATACATACATACATACATACATACAAGTATAAAATTTTCCATTGACACGGTCAATGGATTTTTAAATATTTCCATTTATTTTTTATGGTTTAATTGCTATTTATATTTTTATTCCATAAACAACTTTTGGGTAATTAATATCATCGATTTGTCCAAATCCAGTATACCCATTTATACACCTATAATAGCAAGGACCCCAGTGTATATCATTTCCATTTCTCCAAATTTGTCTAACAACTACTGCATCTTTACTTATTGGTTCATACCATCCATTCCAAGTTAAATTAAGTGTTAAATATTGTGTTGGTACTATTGTTGACATATGACTTGCGCAAATAATAAGAAATTTATACTTGGATATGTCTATTCCTAAATCTGCTTCATGCCATCCTGTAACGTTAGTATCTTCCCAAATTTTTTCTATAATACTTTCATCTAATACTTTATTGCCAGCAACACCTTGATAAAATGCTCCATCAGTAAATGGATAACAAAATGTATTTTTATAAGCGATACCAAATTCACCTTCATCTGTTGGATTTTCTTTTGAAATGGAACTAAATATTTTTTTCATTCCCATTTGTGTAAGCCTAGTAGGTAGCCAATTTGAAGAGTCACTTCCAAATTTCATTTGATTATTTGTTCCATTAAAATCAAACCCATTACCTCTATTTGAAATTGATGAACTATCTAAATAGCAATTATCTTTGAGTTTTATTGATTTACTCATTAAAATCACCTTTTAAGGAGTAACAATAATAACTAAACCATTGCCCTCCTTTCCAAGTGAATTTTCCCTCGTTCGTTCGTTCGTTCGTTCGTTCGTTCGTTCGTTCGTTCGTTCGTTCGTTCGTAGGATTATCTCACTTCGTTCGATTAGTGTCAAGCACTTTAACAAATTATTTTCCATTTTTATTTCCTTTCTACCACTCTTCAATTACCTCATATTCAAGCAGTTCAATACCCTTATAATAAACTTTGTCTTTTTCAACACCAATGATATCTTGACCTACATTTAGTGTTTCAATTGGCTTTAAATTAATTAATAAGTCACTCACATTTAGTCTTATTTTAAATTCTTTTTCAGAATCAAATAACTGTGTTACACTATCTTTTGATAAAGTTAGATCAGTAATATAAAATTTATTATTTTGTATTGTCGGTGTAATAGTACCCCCAGTAATCCAAGTATCTGAATTACTTTCTCTATAATCCCAATTGATAGTTAATGAATTTGCTTTATTAGTTGCAAAATTACTTTGCCAGAAGATACCTTCAACATCAAGAATTGCCTCACTTGAAGTTTCCTCTGGTCTTTCAATTTGAAATTTTGTAACTTCAAGTTTTAAATATTCAATAACATTTAGAGTAAGCTCTTTACTAATTGGTAAATTTCTATCATCAGTCACCTCAAATACTGCTTTAGAGCCATCTATGAAATTAGTTACGGTACCTGTAGTACCATTTATACTATTTGAGCCAATTGTAAGCTTTGTAGACTTTATTTTGGCCTCTTTTTTTAGTGCATAAGTCATATCCATTTTTGGTGTAGATATGTATCTTATATATTTTTGATTGCTGCCAGTAAGTGTAGTACATTTTTCATTAGTGTCTTGGCAAGTATATGTATTAATTGTTGGACTACAATTTACAACATTAAATTCAACTTCTCTCGTGTCATAATAAGTAGATGTACCGATTATTGTTCTAATAAAAAATGTTACTTTTCTTGTAGTGCTACCTTTAGTATTTTCTCTTAAAACTTTTCTTTCGGCATCTGTTAAATTAAATGTATAACTTGTACCAGTTTTAGCAATATCTCTATATGCTATATCATCATTAGCACCTGTAAGTGAAATACAGGCCATAAGTGAATTAACACTATTACCTGCTGGGTTTTCATAATAAATAGATGGATTTGCTTCATCATTAAAACCTCCTGCAGCAGTAAATTTTGCTCTTCTAGGTATTTTAGGTAATGTTGCTGTACCACCTATTGTTTTGCTTAATTTCAAATAGCCATTGTACAAATAAGAGCTTAATGTTACACTTGCACTTCCATCATCATTATGATAAACATATTGCTCTGAATTAGTTTCTGTAATTGTTTCATTACCAAAATACCAGACACCACTACCTTCAACTGTTGGAGCATAAGAACAAGTAAATTGATATTTACTACCTCCAAGTTGCCCAGCAGACACTGCACTAGTTAATTTAGTATATATTCTTGTTCTATTATTAGATATATCTTGTTCTCCAATTTTTGCATAAAGTGATATAGTACACTTTTGGCCACTTTGTGGATACCAAGCATAGCTATCTATTAATTGATATTCAGTTGTTAATGTCATTTTAATCCTCCAAATCCGTTAGATTTTCAATTAACTCTTCAAGATGATATATTGAAGTTCTTTTTTTACCATTTCGAATAGTTTTCTTAATCTTCAAATAACCGATTTGTGCTGTACCAGTTACAATTAATTTATCAACACCTGAACCATTTTTATTGAAGATAGCATTTAATTCAGTCTTGTTATAGGACCTAATACCATTGTTATCAAGTACCGTATTATTATCATCAGTAGATTTTCCTACCTTTAAACCCGCAGTGGTAAAGTCATAACTCATGTCATCAAGTTTTTGCTCAATTTTTTCAATATTGCCATCTATCTCTTGTGTTTTTGTAGTTAAATTTGAAACATTGATGTTAACACCACTTATATCTTCTTTAATTTGTGTTAATTGTTTATTTGTTTCTGTAATGTTATTATTAGTTTCTTGATAATTTTGACTTACAGTGTTCTTGATTTGGTTATTTTCAATAACTACTTGAGCTATTTTTTCAGTATTTTCATCAGTAGATTTTGCTAATGCAGTAATTTTTTTTCTATTATGATCTACATCTAATTTGACCTTATTAATTTCTGATTTATTACTTCCGGCTAAATTATAATCAGTTTTGTTACTATCAACTGTTTCAGCACTAGTATTAACACTAATCCTACTTGCAATTTCATAATTTAAAATTGTTAATGTTAGAGTATTTCCATTTCTATCTTTAACCGAAATTATATCATTTAAATCCAAACAAAAACCATCTACAAAATTGTTTAATGTAAATGGTATATATGATTTTCCAATAAAATTTGCTGATATGTCCTCTATCATATCTTCTCTATAAAGATCGACAAAAGGATTATCTAATATTTTATATTCAACTCTTTCATCATCCAATGTTGCTGGATAAACAATGTCGTCGTTTAATCCTTCTTTTCCCAAGACTAAAGTATTAAAAGTTACAACTTTCTCTTTTGTTAATTTTATATATCTATTTCTTTCAAAAGAATAATTAGTTGCTGTAGGAGCTTTAATTTCTAGTTTTCCTTGTCTATTTATAAATGCTATACTTCCAGATATTTCAGCATATTTATTTATGACTTCCCTACAAGTTGCATTTTCCGAAAAATTTGGTTGTTTAAAATCATAAGTAGATAAATTAAAACTACTACTAGATAATTCTATAGATAACTTATCACATATTTCTTTAATTATTTCTAAACCTGTATGAGTGGTATTATTTTCCCAAACCAGATCACTATTATATGATACATCAAAATATTGTGTTTTATCTTGTACATTATTGAATGATATTGATTTACTGTTAATGTTAGTTTTAATATCTTTAGCTTGTGGGATAAATATTCCTTGCAAAATCCATTCTATTTCATTATTAACTTCAATTCCTTTATAGACTTTTATTTCTTTATTTTCTAAATCTATATTGTTGTTAGCATCATACAATTCAAATGAACAAGTCTTTGCTGGAAAACCGCCATATACAGCATTGTTCTTATGTGCTATTTTAGGATATGTTTTAATTTTGGAACCATCATATACAGTAGTACCAACTACAATTTTATTTTTTGTTTTTAAAGATGTAGATGTTTCTAATTGTTGTTTTAAATCATTACTTATTGCTTCCATTATTCCACCTTATTTGTAATAAGTCTAATTTGGAATGGCTCAATAACAAAAGAACCATTTATTAGTTTTGCGGTTATTTTATCGCCCGTTATATACATTGACCTTGTAACAAATGATTTACTTTTCAAATCATAATAAGTAACATTCACATCAGATTCACCTATTAAATTTATTAATTCACTTACTCCATCTTCATCTTTGTAATCCATAAAATCATAATATACTTTGCTCAACATTCCAATAACATCGTGCCACATACTACCATCATCAGTTCTTCCAGCTTGTTCTCCTTCTTGCATAGAATATTCCCAAGCTATATTATCCGCAGTATAGACTTTATCATTAATTTTAAAATGTTTCTTTTCCATTTTTCATCTCCTTATAAAAGTAAAATGCAGGTTAAGTTAGTAATAAAACTTCCCCTGCATTTATTTGTGCTTGATTTATTTTTTGTATTATAGTTTTGCCATCTTCATATTTATGATAAATAGTAATTGCAATTTCTTGTTTACCGACAGTACCAGAATCTTTAATCGCTTTTAATGTTTGCTCATAAATTTTGCTTTCTGGCGAGATTATTTCACCTTCTCGTTTATTATCACCAACTATCGCTAATTGAGGGTTATTTGCCTTTGCATAACCTCCGTTTGCTAGTTTTGGAATAGTAGAAATCTTAACACTTTTACCTCCAATAACTGGTATCCAATCTGGAACTTTTATCTTATTTATACCTTTGATAAAAGCATTTAAAGCATCAATGATAAGATTTAACGGTGTTTTAAAAATACCTACCAAACCATCAAATATTCCCTTAAAAATATTTTTTATGCCTTCCCAAGCTTTTTTCCAATTTCCAGTAAACACTCCAGTAATAAAGTCAATTATACCCCCAAAGATTTTAAATATGCTTTTTGCAGTGTCACTAATAAACCCAACAATAGTTCCAAATACACCTATTACCAAAGAAGACAAATAACTCCAAGTAGGAGATAACTTTTCCATTATCCAAACTATTATTGGTTGAACAAATTTATTGTAAATTTCTAATGCACCATTTACCAGTTTACCAATAAACTTACCTACCTCTTCGATTAAGCCTTTTAAATGTTTATTCCATAGCCAAGATAAAGTTTCTAAAAATGGTGTAATTATTGGCTCTAATATGTTATCCCAGATGCTTTGAAATAGGCCAATAATATTTTGAACAAATTCTCCAATGTTATTAACTAGAGGTTCTCCATATTTGTCCCATAAATCTACCAATATTTTAGTGAAATCCTCCCAAGCAGATGTAATAAATTGAATTGCTGGATCTATAGCATCTTCCCATATAGAATTGAACACGCCACTTACACCATTTATTATTTGTGGTCCCCAAGTATCTATACCTAATTGAATGTCAGTCCAATAATTTGTCCAAAGTGATGTCATATTCGAAATAGAATTTGAAATATTTTCTTTAATATTGTTCCAAGTAGCCATTGAATTATTTATAAAATTAGTTCCAAGTGTTTTCCAAAAATCCCAAATAAAGTTTCCAGCTGAAGTAACTGCTCCAACAAATGCTTGAATCGGTTCACTATTCCAAATTTCTTTTATTTTATTTCTAATATTATTAAAACTTTTTATTAGATTTGAATCTTCAACTGTTGGAGTAATTGTAGTATCACCCATACCACTTCCAGAACTTGCACCATCAGAAGAAGAAGAGTCTGATTTAGAAGATGTCTTTAAAACATTTATTTCATCTAAATTTGAAAAAGCTTTATTAATTTTCTTTGCTGAATCAGCTGCATCTTTAGCAGATTTTTTTGATGATTCACCTATTCCAGCAATACTATCATTTGTTTTTTGCACTACATCAGGCATTTTCAAACCAAATACCCCTAATAGTACTTGCATTTTTTCAAAAAGTCTTGTAATAGCACTTATAGCAGAATTTATTATTGGTATAAATAGTTGTGCTATTGGGGCAACAACTTTTCCTATAGCAACTGTCATTTGATTAAAATTAAATTTTAATTGCTGTATTTGACCTGAAAATGTTTTCGTATATGCTGCAGCATCTCCAACTTGAAATCTTGTTTCATCCATAATTCCATTATATTCAGCCTGAATCTTTTCTGCTTGAGTTAAATCATTAGTACTTTTGCCTATACTTTTTGCATATTCATCCCACATTTTAGCAACATTTTTTGTAACACCAGCATTATCTACTAGAATTGAATTTTCATTTTTTAAGCCTTCAGTTGCTGTTACAACTGCTTCGCCTAAATCATAAGAAGCTTGCCTACCAAATGCAGCACTATCTTTTAACCTTGTTAATGTATTTTCAATTTGTTCAGTATTATAACCCCTAGATAATAGATTTTTATATGCAGTTGCTGTTTCTTCAATAGAAACTAATCCATCGTTTGTATATTTTTTTATAAAATCTTGAGCCTGTGAAAATGAATTTCCTGTACCTTGAACTATACTATTTAATCCTGTAAAAGCGCTTTGCACTTTACTAGCACTACTTATGCAAGTTTTAGTAAAATCTATCACTTGTTTTACAGCAAATGCACCAGCTATGTACCCACCAATTTTTTTAAAAGAATTAGAAAAAGCACTTTCTGAAGATTTAATTTTATTATTTAAATCTTTGTCATAATTAGAATCATTTAAAGTTAAATCAACACTTACACTTCCAACACTGTTTTTACTCATTGTTTTCACCTCCTATCTAAATATTTTTGAAAATATCTTTGATATATCTTCCACTTTAATTTCTGATTTTTTTGTATTTTGATTTTTAAATGTAAACCATTTATTTCTTATTTCTTTCTCATTTTGTGTCATTTCGTTTATTTTTTTGGTATCTTTTTCGGATCTTATTCGAACCACATATCCCAAAGGTGTTTCTCCATTCAACCCACTTAAAAGTTGTCTAAATTCTTCACAAGGAATAGTATCGTATTCGTGATAAAGCCTTATTCCATATTGCTGTGCAAAACTTGATACAATTAAATCCCAGTCAAACTCCAAATCATAATAAGTCTCTGGGATTATTAGTTTTTTCGTGCTTCTTCTTGTAATTTTTTAGGATCTTCGCCTATGATTGCACCCATAATGCAATAAGATAGATAAACAGCACTTTCGACTGGTAAATTCATTTCTTCAATTTCTTTAGCAGCATCTTTACCTAAAGAAAGTTCGTATATTTTATTTCTTCTTTCTTTTTCATCAAGTGTTGTATCTTTTTGAACTTTTGTAATTTCTTCAAAAGTTTTTTGCCTATTATCAACTGTATATAATTTATCAACAATTTTTAATTGTGGGCAATTATCTCCGCTTAAAATTTCTTTTGTTATTCCTGTATCTATAATTCTCATTTTTTCTTCCTTTCTTATATAAAAAAATAGGGTAAAGATTCTTTTTAATCTCTACCCTCATACATTTTGTTTAAATTAACTTGCAGGCGTAAATGTTGGTTTTCCTTTTCCAGTTATGTCGCCGCTCAAAGGTGCAACATCAGTTGCACTACCCAAGATGTCTGTTAATGCAGTAACAGCTGTAAATTCTAATTTAGAACCATCAGGGAATTCAATTTGCCAGTCAGCTTCAGCTTCCTTACCAAGTTTATATCTCAAACCATCAAGATAATCATTTCCTGTATCACCTAGAGTTCTTTTGCCACTAAATGATCCGGATAATGCTTTACCTGTTAAAAAAGCATTTTGCCAACCACCATCATTGATTGAATACCAACTTTCAGTATTGTTTTCGATACTTAAGCTCATTTCTTCTAAATCAGCAATTTCACTATAAACTGCTGTTTGTGATGATGTAGCTGAAGTTTTAATTTTTACTTTACAATTACTTACTGCGTATTGTCCTACACTTATTGTAGCCATATTTTTTACCTTACCTTTCTTCATAAAAATTCAATTCAATAGAATATTCATAAACATTATTATCATCTGTGCCTAAATTAATAGGCTCATTGTATATCATTTCTACAAATACTCTTTTTGAATTAATAAAAAATGACCTTTCGTTATAAAAGTCATATATTTTTTGTGCCATAACTTCTGCACTATCTTGATTTTTAGTATATCTTAATAAAATTGTTATAGGTTTAATATTTGTTGATTTATTTTTTATACCGCCAAATACTCCTACATATTCTGAATTTCTTTTAGAATTATAAAAGCAAATTGCCTTTTCTTGATTATTATCGATTTTTCCTATACTAATGGAATATTCCCATCTGAATTCTTGTTTAAAATAATCTTTGTATTCCTTTAAAGTCATTTTAATTTTCCTTTCATAATTTTTACAAACGTTTTAGAAGCCCAATTTTTTTTATCTCCACTTATATATGGTTCAAACCACATACCACTAGCATTTTTGTTTTTTGTTTTTTGAAATTTATACTCTGGATGAAAATATAATCTCCTAGCATAAGGACCATCAGACACAATTGTGATTTTCCCAGCTTTCTTTTTTGAATCATCAACAAATGTTTTTCTATTTTGTAATTCTCCAGTATCAAAAGGCATAGTCTGGCTTTTTTGTAAATCACTCTTTAAAGCATCAGCAGTTTCTACTAATGCTTCTCTCATCAATTTTTTAATATATTCATTGCCCTTGTGATCTATTTTGCCAGTTACTTTAATTTTCATTTTATTTCAAACTCCGTATGATGAATTGTTCCGTTAGGATTTCTAGGTCTATAACTGGCATATATCTCATAACTATTTCCGTTTATAGTAATAACACCATCACTAATACTTTTTAATGATGGTGCTATATCACCTTTTATAATAACCTTCCCAAGCAAAATAATTTGTTTGCCATCTGCATCAATAATTCTTTTTGATTTTTCACTGAAAATACATTTGCCACTTGTATTTAAACTTTCAAGAGGACCTCCATCTTCAGAAATTCCTTCTTGGTTTAAAATAAGTGAATATTCAGTTTTCAATAACCAATCTGGAAAAGGTAATACATTAATTTTGTTTGCCATTATCTCAACTTACTATCTAATCCAGTCTTATGAATATAATCATAAGCCATTTCAGACATATTATTTTTTTGTGCTATTGTTTTATTACTATTAGAATTATCAACACTTACAGATATATCTAATACACTATAAGAGGTAATATCTCTATTATCTTCGCTATTATATCCATTTGTATAAATATACTCTGCTTGATAACAAATTGCTTCTTTGATTTTTTCTTTTTGAAATTCGGTAAGATTATCAAATCCTACTGCAATAATTCTATTATAAGTTATACTATCAATCTTTTCCTGTGCTAATTTTAAATACTTTTCAATTTCTTCATCTGGTATCTTATTACCATTAAATTCATTTGAATAGTATTCTTTATTAACATAAAGTGTCATTTGCCACCTCCTAAAGTGGTTTATTTTCCACTTCTTTCTTTATTATTTTTTTAGGAGAAGAAGTTTTTTCAACTTCTATCTCCTTATATTTCTCATCTTTTTTTAATTTATCAATATAATAAATTAAATTTTCTTCAATTACTTGACCAGTTTCTTTATTTTTGAACTTTGTCATTTGTATCATCCTTTTTAGGTTGATTCTTTTTTTCATCCTTTTTAGGTTGATTTTTAATTATTAATCCAACTGTTCTCATTTATTATCCTCCTTAAGCTGTAGGAGCTGCTTTATGGTGTAGATAAATACCAGCAACTTTATTTTCATAAACATCAGCAAGGCCATATTTTCTATAACCAAACTTCCAAGCATCAGCATCTTGGTTTACTTCTGGAGTAATTACTTTTGGTGCTATATGCTTATTGTATTGCATTACAGCATCCTTTTGAATAACCATAAAGTTAATATCAGCACCATTTGTATCTCCAGTATCTGAACCTTTAGCGTGTCTTTTATAGCCACCTTTAGTTTCACCACTAGATTTACCATCTAACATATCAATTGCAGTATAGAATCTTGTTTGTGGAACTAAAATAATTTGTTCAAATCTTGATAATACTTCTTTTGATTTAGTAGTATCTAGATCATCAATAAGGCCTTTTAAAGTTGGAGTAATGAATAAGTATCTTCTTTCATAAGTTACTTCATCCTCATCCATCTTATTTGTTGCAGCTCTTAAAGCACTAATTACATCAGCACCTGTTGATAAAGTAGCAGGTGTAGCCACTTTTGAAATACCAGTAGTACCTGCATATGTAGCAAATCTAAATGCATCGCCTTCTGGTGCAACTTTTGTTCTGATAAATTCACTTGCTAGTTTTCCATAAGCAAGGCCAGCAGTTTCTTCATCATCCATTGCATCAACAGAGAACATTCTACCTCTTTCATAATTGAATTTTACTGTTTCATTTGTCATAGTTACATCACCATTTATGTAACCACTACTTCTATCATAATCTCCTAAAGCATCCATATCGATTTTTGGAATTATGATTTCATTTGCATTAGCACCTTCTTGTGCTAGTGAAGCATCACTATCTAGAACAGATGTTAATGCAGCTTGTTTGTATACCTCATCAAGTAAAGGTACATATTTTTTAAATTTTGTTATACTATTTGCCATATTTAATCATCTCCCTTTCTTTTGGCAATAAAAAATGAGATTTATTTTAATCCCATTATTTTTCGCATATCTGCGAGTTCATCTTTCTGTTCTTCTTTCCCATCATCGCCAATTTTGAAACTTTTTTTGTTTTCTTCATTTTTAGCAATTAATTCAGGGAAATCCTTTAATAAATCTTCGATTTCAGTATTTAGTTTACTTTCATCCAATGATCCATTTTCATCAAGGATATTTTTCTTATCAACTAGTCGAACAGCCCTAGTTACTTTTCCTTCCTTGATATTTTTTCGTAATAAGGCATTTTCAATTTTTGCATTAATTGCTTCAATTGTCGCTTTTTCGGCTTTTTTAATTGCTTCTTGTGTTTTTTCATCAACACTTTTAGACTTTTCCTCATCCTCTCTAGCTTTTGCTAAAATGGATTTAGCCTTTTCAACATCATCAATGCCTAACTCCTTTAGTTGCTTTGCTAAAGCTTTTTGTTCGTTCTTTAAACTGATATCATTCAATTCTTTGTCAGTATATTTCTTTTCATCAGATTTTTTTTCAGTTTCTTTTACTCCCTCATCTTTAGTAGTTTTTGTAGTATCTTTTACTTCTTCTACATTAGAAGTTTGAACATCATCGTTCATTTTTCCTCCTTTTTCTATGGATAAGGTCATCCACACTCCGTTTATTAGATACGGTCAAACTATATTTTAGTGCATAGAAAAAGCCGATATTTCTATCGACTTATATTTGTAAGCACCATAGAGTAGATATTAAGTCTTTACCCTTCCCGTTCGGCACGCCTAACTTTTTCAGCCTACTCAGATGTAGCGTTTTTTATATCTGCTCTATGCTACCTATAAAGGTAACACAAATTATTTTTTTCTTAAAACATTTACTATTTCTCTATTTTCTAATCTTGTTTTATTTAATTCTGCATTTATTGAAGATAACACACACATAATTAAAAAAAGAAAAATAGAAATTACTATCAATATAGCTATCATTTTTTATAATCCTTTCTTTTTCTTCTCGCTTTTTCTAACATTTCATCAAATTTTTTTTGTTCTTTTTTAAATTCTTCTGTCTCGCCAATTTCTCTCATTTTTTTTAATTGTTCTCGTTCGGCTTCTGTCATATCTTCTTCTAATATAACTTTGGCCCCAGAATTTTGACTAATCCTTGCTAAAAATTTATGGTGTTCAGACAATTCCTCATATCTCTCACATTTTTCTTTTTCACTTAATTTTAAAAATTCTTTAAATGATAATTGACTCATTATTACACCTCTTCGAGATATATTTTAACATAATAATCATCCGAAAAGTCTATTTTTTTAACATAAAATTCAACATTTCTCTTAAATAATATTTCTTGTTCTTTTTTATTATATTTTCGAATATCTTTTCCTGTTTTACTTTTTATTTCCATTTGAATTCTAGCTTCTGGATTATAAATGCCACCGGAGGTAGAACTTAAAAATGACTTATGACTCATTTTTTGCCCAACTGGATAATCTTTTAAAAAACGTTCAATATCATCGCTATCAATCCAGACACTTCTTGTAACTATGCCTTCATAATTAGGCATTTTATCTAAAACAGTATCTAAATCTTTCACAACTTTAGTCAATCTATCATCTAATGGTAAATCATTTCTTAATGCTTCATTCATTTTATAAGACTCCGAACTAATATAAGTATTAAGAGAATAAATTTCATCATTTGTAGGAACAAGTTTTTTTCTTTCTCCTTTCCAAACTTTTTTGTTTTGAGCAAATCTTTGAATATTAATTGGCGATATTGAACCTTTTTCTAATCTGTCAAATCTCTTGATATTTCTATCAATATAATTTAATTTATCATTATTCATTTCATCAATTCTATTATTTATCAAATTAATATCATTTTCATATTCTTCATCGGTATAATCTTCTATATCTCCAGCTTCAGGATAATATGTTGTTAATCCGTGACGACAATTTGGATGTAAAAATCCTTGTTTCATTGCTTCACTTAGTAACATATACTTGCCATCTTTTTTAGTACCACCAGAATATACATCATCTATGAATATCTTATTTTCCCATTTTTGACATATTGGACAAGCACCACCGTGTGAAGTCGACTGAACCAAGACTCTACCTATTGATTTTCTAAAGTCTCCTTCTCCCATTAATTGAGCCCTTAAGCTTGCAGTTCTAACTGCCATTTGAGAATAACTAGCAATATTTACTCTTCTACCATTTTTATATTCAATGCAATTAAAACCTCTACCTAAAAAGTCTTTATTAGCTTCATCTATTGCTAATTTAGTCTTTTGAAGTTCGGTTAATTCTTTTGTTGCCTTATCAGTGGCTTGCTTTTCTGTAAATACACCATTAGCCACAAAAAAAGCACTTTTATGAATAACTTGCCTATATTGATCATTTGCCATTCTTAAAATTGCCGTATTTGCTTTTTTTAAATCATTATTAACTGCTCTTATTAAAGCGTTAACTTTTCTATCGTTAGTTCTAAAAAAACTATGATTCATTATCTTATTAGGTTTTAAATTCTTACCCATTATCTTGTTATATTGATTAATTGCTTTAATAGACCCTTGATTAAGTTCTTCTTTTAAATGATCTGATATGTTTTTGGAAAGTTGTTTAACATAACCGCCTATAATTGTTTTATTTGCTTTTTGATACCTTTTTAATTCTTTTAACTTCTCTGCTTGCCACTGAGAATACTCAAAACCAATGTCTTTTTCCTCTTTAAGATGCCTTTGATAGTTTCTTTTCATTGAAGATATCAATTCCATTTCCATATCTTCATATAATTTTTTTATTTTATAATCATTCATTAATTATCACTACTTTGAATAATCTTTATATCAGAATATTTACAATTAACAGTTGTTGATACAGTATTATCTTTTCGCTCTGTAAAACTCATTTTTTCATTACCATCCCAATTAGATATACTAAAATAAGTTATATTTTCATAAGTTTTACCATCATATTTAACTTTTAATCCTTTTATTGGTTTTTCTTTACTTTCTACCATTAAAATCACCTCCCTTTGCATTTAATATTTCTTCATTTTCTATTAAATCTAAATCTTCATTAATTGAAGGTTCATCCATATCAACTATTCCGGATTCATTTTTAATTCTTTGAACTTCTTCCTTTTTCCATTTTTCATCCTTTGTATCTCCATAAAGTTCTTCAACACTAGTTTCAACACTCATAATCCCATTCATTTTTGCTTTACTTATGGTTTCTATTTGAGCCTCAAAGGATGGATTAGCATAGCCACCAAAAGATGCAGTTCCAGGATTATCACTAATCCCTTTTCCATTCATTGTGTCATACACTTTGAAAGTAATATCTACCATATCACTAATAACTTTTGTAAGAACTTCAACAATTTGATTTCTTTTATATAAAGTAGTTTTTTCTTTTTCTCTTGTAGCTTCTGCATTATCTATCTTCTTAGTGTCAATACCTAATGTACTTGGACTAATTAATCCAGTTAAGCATTGATCTAATGCAGTAATGTAAGTACTTAATAATGCTTCGTGTTGAATTTGTCCTTGTGTTGTTGTTATTTTATTTTTACTTGCACCATCTTCAGAAACATCTTCTTCAGTTGATATAAAGTCATTATCTAAATCACTACCTCTTAATAATAGCCCAGTATTTGGATCTCTCGGTAGTAATGATTCTGGTATATAAGTCTTTATTTGCCCTTTTCTTAAAGCAAGCATCCATTGAGACCATACTTCATCAAATGCATCAAAATTATCAAGTTTTCCATCAAACAAAGATTTTCCTCTGCCAACAAATTTTTTTGATTTTCTAAACATAACTGGAAGAGCCATAATAAATTCATTAGGATTTGTCACAGTCTCATATTTTTTTATTAATTCCGGATAATCTTCTATCTTACATTCTTTTCCTTCTTTATTAACTAGTTTATATGTTATATATTTTTTTGAATATCTTTCTAGAAGCGTATAATGTTGTTTATTAATAATTTTTTTAGTTTTAAAAATTATTGCTACTAATCTTCCTCTTTCATATTCAAAATCAACTCTTGAACCATCATAATATTCTATAATAGGATATTTACTTATTTCAGTATCAACAGTCCATTTAAGTGCTCCATCCCCACACACCAGTGTTCCAACAACTGCATCTCTCAATAATGCTTTTGGTTTATTTTCTTCAGCAATTTCATCCCATTCTTCTTGCCTTTTTTCTACTTCTATTTTATCTAAATCATCAGTAGATATATCTGCTAAAGTATCAACTATCATTGATGGCAACCCAGTATGTATTTTCCTTATATTCATACCAACTGTAGGTTTGCTACCCCAAAAATGAGTATTACCCATTTTATCATTTAATTGTTCATATAACTGATGAATTTCATTTGGATCACCCCTATACCAAATATTATTTATAAAGGCTTGACTTTCATAATTATTAATTTGTTCAATATCAATTTGTACTGAACCAGGTGTTTTTATTTCCAACCAATTTCTTAACATATCTTTCATCCATCCCATCTTCTATCACTCCTCTGTATCGGCATCTTTTATCATTTGTTTTATCATTTCCCAGTTACCTATTAACTTTTTAAATGGTAACCACGCATATTGGCAACCTTGTATATGATGATCGTTTCCATCTTCTAGTTGTCCATCTTCTGTATAACTATAAGTATTAGTTTCATTAATATAATCCTTACAATTTTCTACAATAAAAAAGTCTTCAGTATTTAACCAAGACTGTTGTAATTGAACTCTTGTTAAGTTCTTTGTTTTTTTCCACGCACCCTCAAATATATAAATGCATCCAGTTTTTCTTTTATATTTTTTAGCTTCTGCTATTGTTCCTGCATCAGCATTATCAATAAAAATGTATCTAGCAAATCCCCATTTGATTTTACATTTTTCAGCAAAATTAATTAATTTAGGTATAACATCGCTTGGAGCAAATGGTATTTCTCTATCTTTGTTGTTATAACCCTCTTCATCTAATAAAATACATTTTCTATCATCAGTTATACCAATGAATTCAAATGTAAGTTTATCATGTGATTTTTTTGAATAAGATGTATCACATCCTATTGCAAATCGTACAAATTTTCTTTTCTTTTTAGGTTCTGGTTCTTTCCAGTCTTCAAACATTGCTCTTTTTTCACTTATAATATGTTTTTCAGCAATAATATTAAATACAAGACCTGTTGCTTTACCTCTTAAGCCTTGTATTTTATTTTTATATAACTTTGTTCCAACTGGGACCGATTCTATTATTTGTTTTTTCTTATCTTCACTTAAACTTAAATTGTGATTAAATGTAAAATACCACCAAGTCCAATCAGCAACCTGTGGTTCATTTAACATTTTTAATAACTCTATCGGGGCATCACTTTTGTATTTCTCTATTGGCCTAGATTTATTAACAAACTCTGTATAGCATTCTTTATTTGGATCATCAGGGTTCATTGTACATAATCTATAATCTGCTCTCATAAAAGCTTCTCTAACATAATCCATATCAGCTATATTGAATTCATCAATAAATAAAGCATATACTTGTCCACCTAAAGCTTTCTTCCATCTTGCTTTATTATCATAGCCTAGAACATAAATTATTTTATTTCCATTTTCAGTATGAAAGACAATGTGTGGTAAACTTATTTTGCCTTTTCCATTTGGATTATATTCAACACATCCACCTGCATTATAATCTCCAAATGTTTCTATTAAACCTTTATCAGAATTTATTATATTTTTTTCAATTGTACCTAAATCTAATCCAGAGATTATGCTCGGCTTTGTTCCTTGATAATTTGCTATTTTAAACATTAATTTTGGCATACCAACGGTGGTTTTACCAGCAAATGTAGTCCCTTCCAAAAATTCAGTACTACAATCATATTTTAAAAAATCAATATATTTTTCACTTAATGGAAATTCTTCATTCACTCTTACCACCTAATTGCCTAGATATAGATGATAATATTTTTGTTGCTTCAGGGTTTTCAATTTTAACTGTTTCAGTAAACATCCCTAAATACTTACCAAGCAATTCTAATGCTTTAACTTTATCGTAAGTTTCAACTGATACTCCATTCCTTGTTTTTTTATAGCCTGCTATAACTTTTTTTTCTTTTATATCTAAATTATCAGTGTTAGACATTATTACATTCGGCATATTTACTTTTGTATTTTCATCAATTTCAATTTTTTCATTTACTACTTTAGATATTTTAGTTCTATCAGCAAATGCTATTGCTGTTAACTCATTTACTATATCTTCTATTGTAACTGTCGTTTTCTCTTCAACTTTCTTTTGAAGTTCTTGTATATATTCTTTTACCTTATCATTTCTTAACAGCCTACTAGCACTAGCCATAGCTGTTTCTTCTTTCTTACAGTTCTTATATACATTTAGATAAGCCTGTGTTCCATTCATACCTAATTTTAAATATTCTTGGCAAAACAGTTTTTGATTATTACTTAACATATTGTATTCACCTCACAGTCAAATTTCATTTATAATCATTTAGTATATTAAGTACAATTGCTATACTTGCTATTGTTATTAATAATGTTAAACCAATTATGATCATATAATTTTCCTTTCTTTTTAATAAATACTGTACTAATATTTATGTATATGGCTTCCTAGATAGTTGCTAGCTAGGCACTATCTCTAATCTGGGTTAATTCTTCTTACAGCGTAAGAGTAACACGATAACTAAATACCCTTGTATATTTTCCCTTTTTGAGTAATACAACTATAACCTCAATAAATATCAGTACAGTATCTATAAAAAAACAACCTTAAAATAGGTTGCTTGGCACGCAATGATATAAGTACGAGATATTAAGGTTTTCTATTCAATTCTCCACTCCCTAATATATCACCGGTGCAATGTTAGTACATTATTAGTACCATATTAAGTAAATATATTACTAGCACCCTAAACCACACTAGGCATCGGTTCTTTAAGACTTTATATATTTACTAGCACCATAAAGTAGATATACGGTTTAAATTGTTAATTACTCAATTCTTCTATGCTTGTCGGTAGGACTATTTAAATAGTTAGCATTTCCATTTAAACAAACCTTTGCCCACCCACCTTTTTATATCTACCCTATGCTGCTAATAATAGCAGCACGGTGATTTTATTGTCTTATTTATAGACAATGTGCAAGATAATACGATTTGAAAGGAGGTATAAAAAAGAACATTTTTTAAACCTGTTAGCTGTTATCGGCTTCTATTTTTCTGGATTTAATACTATATAGATGACATAGAACATAATATAATATTAAATCCCCCAAGAATAGTAACTTGCGTATTATCTTCCACATCGGCTATAAAGCCGGCTGGGGTTTTTGGACCAGTAAAGGTATGAAAGACACTCTTTGTGTAATCTTCCACAATACTATAGTACACCAAATTAATAGGACATAGTGGGACATAATGTGACATTTTATTGTTTTTTTGCGTTACTATATAAACGGCGACAATGCCTAGCTGAATAATTAAATGTTTTACTTATTTCTTCCCATTTCCATTTTAATGAATCTCTAAAATATACTATACATTCTTCTATAGGTTTGGATCTTATCATTTCTCTAATCTCGTTAATTGCTTGTTCTTTGTAGGAGTCATAAGATGCTTTTACTATATCAAACTCACTCTCTAATTCTTCTTTCTTAACAAATTTATTTAACATTATATCTCCCTTTTTACCGCCCCCTACTACAATATCTTTCCAAGTTATAGCTGTAACTAAACTCATTAATCTATGTTCTTTTTCTGCTATCTTAATTAATCTGCATTTTAATACTTTCATTTCATCAAATAATTCTTTAATAGTTAATTTTTTTTCTAATATCACTTAACCTCCTATTTTGTAAATTTCCAATTATTTATTTCTATATTATTCTTTTTTGCATAAAGTAAAAATGCTTGTTTCTCCGCTTCATTTCTAAAACCTATCAAAATACTTGGTGGTGTAGGTAAATGCTCTTCAGTAGGTTTCCAGATATGCAAACAATGCTCGTGATTATTTACATAGTCCTCTTTTCTTGGGTGGTATTCAACACAACATTCATCTTCACCCCAAAATATGTCTTTCATCATACACATTTGTTCCCAACTAGGTGTTTTACTTGGCATACTTACTGATAAATGTTCCCATCCCATTTGGTAACTAAATATGAAGTTAAGTTTTTTATTGCTGAATCTATCGTAATAATAACCACCTATACCATCATTATCAGCTTCTGCTTTAATGACTAAATTAGGTGTCTTTTTAATTTCTTCTAGTGATTTCATTATTTGCCTCCTAAATATGCAAAATACTATTAATAATATCTTTTAACCATTTATTTTCTTTTGCAAATTTACTTAAATCATTTTCTAAATTATTAATTCTATTTTCATAATGCTTTCCTTGTTCTTCCAATTGCGTATTTAAATATCTATTTTCAGCTTCTTTTTGTATATACATTTCTTCATAATTACAAGATACTTTATTTTCTTCCATTATTTATCATCTCCTAAAACAACGGTTTACCAATGTATTCTATATGAAAATAATTAGCAAAATACATATCAATTATAGTTATGACATCATCAGTTTTTATGCCATAAAATTCTTTAAACGTTTTTATTTCTTCAAGTAATTCTTTTGCTTTCTTTTTCTCTTTGATTGATACTACTTTTCCATTCTCATAAACAATGTTAACTTTTATTAATCCATAAAATTTGATATTAAAATCTTTGCTATAATCTTTTTCAAATGTTACTTTTATCATTATTTACCTCCTACCAGTGAAAATCTATAACAGTGATGAATTTACTATTTAAAGATAATTTTGCAATTTCCTTATTAAATTGTTTTTCATTGTTAATCCAATGATTGCCATCCCAAAATTCACTTAAAATTATCTTATTTTCAGTAATAACTACACAACAATCATCTAATTTAAAATCAATTATATCTTCATAATAGCCTCCATCGACATATAGTATGTTATCTCTTAAACCCATATACATTAATAACTCTAATTCATCATGGTATCTTAATATATTTAACATATTAGAAATAAAATATTTATTATTTCTATGCCGAGATAAGTAATAGTCATCTTCATTTTCTTCTGGGTTAAATTTTATTTTAATTTTACCACCAAACCTTCCACCAATTTCATAGTAGTCATATTCAAATGGTTTTTTAATGGTGTAATCAATATGATATTTTTGCAATTTTTCTTTAATTACATCTTTTGTTGGTAATTTATCAGTTATTAGATACCCTTTATAATGCATTTTTATCATCTCCAATTATCTCTTTATCTTGTTGAATTAATTTATAAATGTATTCAACTACTTCATTAAGTATTCTTTGCCCTTGACAATGGAACTTAAAAGTATCATATAATTGTTCTTTAGTTATTTTGGAATAATCAGTATGATAATCTATTGTTGTTTTTGTATATTCGTTATAAAGTTTATTGCTTATTAGTTTCATCTGATACTCCTATTATACTTTTGTATTTTTGTAAAATTTCTTTATAAATTAAATATTGAGTAAATTTTATATCATCTAATCTTAAATTTAATTCGCCAATATACAAGTCATTTGGATTTATTCGTTTTATTTCCTTTTCTAAATAACTTATAAACTCCTTTTGTTGAGTTTTTACTTTTTGAACTAAACTATCATATGCTTTACTATCTTTTATTCTTCCAGAGCAATCCGTTCTATTACAATAGCAATTTTCAAGTTGTTCCTTTAATTCACTATATCTATGTGCTAAATTCACATAAGCACAATATTCTATATAAGTATCTTCTAATATTTGCTCTCTTGTAGTATCTTCGTAATAACTTTTATAATCTTCCAATGTTTTTAAATTACAAGTTTTTGGTACTTTTAAATGTTTCTTTAATTCTTGATTTTCTTTTAATAAAGTTTTTACAGTTTGGCAATTTTCTTTTTCACCTACTATTGAATTAAAAATTATAATTGCTTCTTCATTGTTAATATCATTATGAACTGATTCTCCATCTATACTATCTACACTTAAACAAGCAATATTTCCACCTAAATATCTAAAATTTATTTTTAAATCTTTGGTTTTCATCTATTTAACCTCCTTAACACTCAATATTTTTAATACATAATATTTTTTATCGGGTTCTGCTCCCCATTCAGGTTTACCATAACCTTTTGATAATTCTACATTGCATTTTATAGATGGACTATTATTTGAATAGCCATTTCTTAGTAATATTGTTATATATGTTCTTTCATACTCTTTCACAAATCCATTTTTTACATTATGTTCGTATGCTCTACCATAAAATCTAGTTGTGTAATATGGTTTAATCTCTCTATATTCTTCTTTCTTTTCTCCTGATTTAATCATATCAAACCATTTTTTCTTAATCGGTAATGTTAACATTTTCCCATCCTAATTCATATACTTGTTGATTTATTGCTTGTAATAAATATATATTCATTGTATTAACACCATCAAGATAAAAATAACAATTATAACTATCCTTATGAAATGTGATCTTTTCTTTTTGAAAAAACGAAAAATGTTTAAATAATGATCTTGTATATTCTATAACATCCTCAGTTTCTTTCCATTTAAAATTTAATTCTTTAAACATATCTTTAGCAGTCATTTATTTTCCTTTCTATCTAATTTCAAAATCTAATCTGCTTAATACTGGGCTAGTAAAACAAGCAAAGCCAAATACTCTATTTATTTCCAAATACTCATCATTTAGCTTAATTGCTTCAAACTTGTTCGTTAATCCATACACTTCTCTGAATGCTAATGCTAAATTATTTGATAAGATTATAAACATTGGTTTTTTTCCATACAATTTTCTAAATTCTTCTATTTGGTCATTTATTTTGCCAAATATTTTATGAATTTCTTCATAAGTACATTCAAATTCTATTTTCATTAGTCCTCCACCAGCCCATCTTTTTTAAGCATTTTTAAAATTCTATTATTCTTATCATTACAAGAGATTTCTCTCGAATGAAACCAAATACGAATGTATGTAGAACAGTCCTTGCTGCTCCAAAAAATACTACCGCTATCAGAACATTCAAAAGGATAATTTTTTAATATTTTTAAGTCTACATTATCTTTAATCTTCATCATTATTTACTTTCTCTACTAAATCGGCTTTTATTAAATCAAATAAAGTATCTTCTTTAGTATAAAACAAATCACTAATTCCAGTAGACACAATTAATCTAGAATTTGGATCTACTCTTAATTCAATAACTTCCCAAGTACCTTTTTTAGGTTTCCAAATCATTCTACCCTTAATTTTAAAACCAAACTTTTCTAATTCTTTTAAATCTACAAAATCTTTAATCTTCAACATTACTATCACTTCCTTCTAATTCTTTCATTTTATCTAATATAGGTTCTATATCATCATTAAATGATAAACAATTCTCCCATTCATTCTTGTTATATTTTGTAAAAGTTAACTGCCTTATTTTTATTAAATCTTCTTTTATCTTATTCCAATTATCTACTTGTTTTTCATATTTAAAAGCCCATTGTAAATCACAATTCAATTTTTCTTTTAATTGTTTATTTTCTTCAGCATTTGATTTTAGAAGTATATCGTAAGTTTGTATAGCACCATTTAATTTTTGACTTTGCTCTTTCCAATTAACCATTTCATTAAATAATTCTTTAAATTCATCTTTTGGTATTAAATAATGATCGGAACCTTGTATATAATATTCGTTATAATCTTCCATTTTCATTTTGATACCTCCTAAATTTCAAACCAATTTCCTTGACTGTCTTGTAAACATTTAACTCCACAATATTTGCATATTCCATAATTACTGCAACCATCATTACCTAATATTTCACAGTTATGCCATTTCAAATGTTTATCACACCAAAATGCTATTTTTAAAATCAAATTTTTAATCATTCTGATACCTCTTTTAATATTTTGTTTTGTTTTTCAACAAACTCATATATAATTTTAGAACCAATTATGTTTTCTTCTAAAAGATTTTCATATACAAAATGCTTTATTTTTTCATTTAAGTTAATTGCTTTATCAATAACTTCTTTTTGCTTTTGGCTTTCTTCTTGCAATTCTAAAACCATGTCTTTTAATGTTTCTTTATCATACTCCAATGAAAATACACCATTTTTCATGAATTTATCTTTCATTCTGATACCTCTTTTAATAATTCATTTATTTTACTAAAATTTTCCATATAATAATCTTCATTACCACCATAAGCAATTCCTTTTATAATTAAATTTATTTTATCAATAACTTCTTTTTGCTTATAAAAATAATCTATTAATTTAGGTTTTATTTCTTCTTTTATTGCATTTGAGGTTCTTATTGCATATTCTATCAATTCACCATTATTCATTTTGACACCTTTAATATATCTAATAATTCACTTGGTTTGCTATCTTCTTCAAACCAATCATTTGTACCATGCATCCAATTTCGAACCCATTCATTTGCTTTATTAATAACTTCTTTTTGCTTTTTACATTGTTGTTCTAAATTAACTATTTTATTATGTACTAAGCAATAAATATCAGGGCTTAAATCTTTTTGTAATCTCTCATCTAAATTCATTTATTACACCTCTTTATAAAATTCCAACATATTATTAGCTTCAAGTCTTGTTAGCAAATCAATATCTTCTTCCTCTAATTTATTAGTTGGTGCTAATATTTCAAGTGTATCTTGGTCTAAAATTAAATGTTTAGATATTTTTAAATAATAACAATCATCTTTATTAGCATATTTATAACTTTGATATTCATAATTTTCAATGAACTCATCTTGTTTATCTTCTCTTAATTTATATCTCATATTTTTATTCATATTCTTATTTCTCCTTATTCAAACATTCAATAACCCCATTTACTAATTCTTTTACTTTTTCACCTAAAATATCGTAATTACTTAATCTTAACTTTTCTTGTATGTATCCACCATGCATAACACCATCGGTGCTAAATCCATAACTAGACCAATGCAGAATACTTACAAATAAATCATTGGCTTTAATTCCACCTTGAAATAGACCATATTTCTTAACACCTAAAGTGAAAATGATATCAAAGTGAGTGCTATCTTCATCAGTCCAACCAATACCTACACTTTCACCTTTCATTAAATGTTTTGCTATTTCAAAATAAGTATCTTTACCATTAATTACTTCACCATATATGTCTGTATTCATTGTTCTTTCACCTCGTAAATTATTTTTTCTATATCATGAATTATTTTTGTATCACAAGTAGTATTATCGCTTGATATATTCGCAAATATATCTTTTATTTTTTTTAGTGTTTGTTGTTGACTTTCAATCTGATGTTTTAGTTTTAATATAAAATCGCCAATTTGTTTTGCTTCATTTATGGGAACACCATAAGTAAATAATATAGCAGATATATTTAACATATTTTTAGTTATTTCAATTTTATTCATATTACATCCTTTCCCAAAAAGTAACTGCTACTAAAGCATCATTTGGATTATTTCTTTTTTTAATTTTTTTTGCATATGCTGGGGTTATTAAATATCTTATTGTTCTAACTTTTACATTTCTTCTTTCGGCAAGTTCTCTTGCTGTTCCAACATCAATAAATTTGTCACCTTTGTATAATCCAAATATTTTTACTTTCTTTCTCATAAATCACTTTTTCTATTCAAAACCATAACTGCAATACCTATACGATAAATAGCATCTTCACTTTCCATTACATAGATAAAAGCTGTACCTTGCATAGGTGCAGGAACGCCTATCATATACCTAGTATCATTTCCGCACTTTTTTATTTCATAGATAATTCCAAATGAACCACACCACTTATGTTTTTCGTTAAATTGAACCACATCGTTTACTTTCATAGTTTTTCTTTCACATCCTTAATAATTTTGCTAGTCTTTGCTCCACTTTTAGCCCCTATTCTTTGCTTATTTGGAATTCTGCCAGATGGAACCTTTTTAATTAACCATTTGTCTTTTTTAAAATCAGCATATTCTTTTTCAACTGCTGATTTTTCCTCTTTTGCTAACTTTAATTCTTCTTTTAAATTAGTTACCTCTTTTTTTAATTCAGTAACCTGCTCTCTCAATTTATCTTTTCTATTTAATAAATCATTATGCTTTTTTATGACTTTTTCTTTATCATCTCGCAATGTATTAAGTAATGCAGATAATTTAGTTACTTCATTTTGACTTACTTTTAAATCATCAGCAAGTCCTTTATTTGCTTTTTCAGCCAAATTTAATTTATTTCTTAATGATTTATATTCATCCTTCAAAACCCTCTGATATTTAGATTTAAATATCATTTTTCTAACTTGTCCTCCAACTTTATAATTTTTTTTGTTAATTCTCTTATAACTTTATTTTTTTGATTTATAACATTTTTTGTAAGTGATAGCTCTTCGGGTTTTCCTATCATAATCAGAATGGGAATTGGCTTGGATCAATTTCATTTTCATTTGCAAATTCAGTATATGGATCAGAAGTTTGAGGTGCATTATTACTTGGTGCTGAAACTTCTGGATTAGGGTCAGTAGGTAATGGTTTGTTACTTTTTGAATTTAAAAACATCACTCTACTTGCTAACACATAAGTTCTATAATGTTTGCCTTGTTCATCTTCCCAATTATCAACTTTTATTCTGCCTTCAACTGCAACTTTGCTACCTGTTGAAGTATACTTTTTCATATTTTCGGCTTGTTCGTTCCAAACGACACATACTATATAATCAGCAGGAATTTTTTGCCCATCAGCTGTCTTACCATTATTAACTGCAACAGTAAACTCACCTACGGCTTTATTACTTTGCGTATATTGAATTTTTATATCTCTTGTTAAATTTCCAATTATTATTGCTTTATTCATATTTTTTTAATTCCTCTAAAAATTTCTTCATAGCATTTAATTTTTCAAGCATTTTATCCGCTTCTAATGAATTATCTTCCATTTTTTTATCAAATTTTTTTTTTATTTTCAAAACATCTTTTATTTCTTTTAATATTTCTTCTTCTGTTAATGGAGAATTTTCTGCAAGATTTTCTATTGCAGATATAATCATTGCCATAACTTCTGTTAAACTTCCTTCAGCAACCATTACATTATTAGTAACTACTAGCATACACTTTGCATTCTCTATTGATTTTATAATTTTTTCTTTTTTTTCTTTTTTCATTTTATTGTTCCTCCTTTGGCAATGTTATTTTTACATAACCTTTTTTGCCTTTCTTTATTTTTTCTTTATCTACTAAATATTCTGCTTGTTTCAACTCATATAATTTTATTAATTCAAAATTTTCTTTTTTAAATAAATCTTCATCGACTTCCTTCTCAATAACAGTTTCATCAGGTTTATCCTCAATTAAAGTAATCTTTGTACCATTAGGTGTTTCCCATTTTTTTATCTTTTTATCTTGCATTACACTCTTTAATTTTTCTTTAATCATACTTACTTGTTTTTCAGTCTCTTTCATTCTTTTTAGTTGATCCTCTAACAATACAACTCTATTTGATAATTCAGTTAAATCAGTCGGTAATAACTCTTCTTCTGTTATAAAAGGGTTTTCTTTTACTTTTGATAAATCAATTCTAAATTGTTCTACCGAATTATTTATTTGTTCAATCAATTCTTTAAAATCTTCTATTCTAATATCATATTGAATTAATCTGTTAACATCAAACTCTTCATTAAAATCATCAGGTCTATGATAAATTGCAAGTTTTCCGTGATTTCTTTTTGTATATTCCATATAAAATAACAATTGAACTAAATATTCTTTGTAATCTTCTAACCTTTGATGTATTCGAGATGTAGTCTTGATTTCAAGTACAAATTCTTTATTTATTCCATCTGTATGACATCTAATATCATTTTCAATATATTTGCCTTCCTCAAACTTATCTTCCCTATTTTCATTGATAAAATTTCTTATTTTGGGTTCCATTACATTCCCATATTCGGTGTATTTGTTTCCAGCAAAATCATTTTCTTTTATTCCAGCCTTTTCTAGTAATAAATCAAACCTTGTTTTAAATGAACTTATTCCCATAATAATTGGAATATCCGATCCTCCGATATATTTATCTCTATCTACCGTTACAGCTTGCATTAGTTTCCACCTTTCATAATTTCTTCATATACTTTTTTGAAGGTAATATTGTTTGTTTTAGCATTTAACTTGTATGTTTTTGCGATTTCATTCATATCAATATTTTTTTCATTACAATATGCTATTAACTTTTGTCTATAATCAATTGAGTCTTTTTTATCCATTTCATTATTGTCCATACTGTCAATTACATCGCCATCAGTTATACCAAACGCATTTAAATATAAATATCTTTTGTAGTATGTATTTAATGCTCCTAGATATTGAATATCTTGCATTGATTTAACTTCTCTTATTTCTCCAGTTGTTTGATTTTGCTTAACATTAACTGGTGTTTCAAATAATACAAATGGCATTGTATAAGTATTTATTTCTTCACCTTTTTGTAATTCTAATGTCGCATAATCATCTTTGATGTAAAATCTATCGTTAACCTTTTCCTCTAACATTAGCTCATTTAATTTTGGTAAAAAATCTGCTAATTCAAAATAATCAAATCCAGCAAATTTATTTTTGCCACTTTTCTTTAATTTTGCATTTTGCAATTTTACTCTGATATTTATAATACTTTCATTTAAACTTTTACTTTCCATTTTCCTTCTCCTTATTTTCAAAATATTTGATTGTTGAATCTATAATTCTTTGTGAATATTTCAATTTTTCAAGTGCATAACTTGGATGAATGTATTCGTTAGATACATACACTTCTAATACTGCTGATATGCCTTGTAAACTATCTACTAAATCTTTCAAGAAAGCACTATCTCTAGTACATTTTGAATAATATTCATCATAAACTGCCATGTAATTACACAAGATTTTGTGTAGTTCAATTGTTAAAGAATTTGCAGTCATTGCTCTAAGTTTATTATCGTTCATTACTACTCTGCTTTCCACTTGCTAAAAAACTAATTTTTTCTGCAACAATAGCAAGTTCTCTTTTTCTTGTTTCTTGATAAGTAGTTCCATCATCAATTGTTACTGAACTTTGTAATCTACCTTTGACACCGATCAAGTCTCCTTTTTTGCATAATTCACAAACTTGTTGTGCACCTCCAGCCCAGATAACAAAATCAATAACATCAGCTTCGTATATGCCATTTAAGTTTTTGAAATTTCTTGGAACTGATATAGTAACTACTGCCTTTTTCATGTTTTTAGTTTCAATTATTTTTGGGTCTGAAACTAAACGACCCACAACTGTTAATGTGTTTATCATTTCTTTTTTTCCTTTCTTTCTAAAACCTCTTTTGCCTTTTCAGGACTTGGCGGGTTTAAATAACATTCCATTATTCTTTTTTGCCAGTCTAAATCACTATTTTCGATTAAAAATTTTGCTAACTTTTTGTACCTTTCTTCAAAGTCTTCATCACTCATTTGGTACAACTGTGCAACTTCATAATCAGTTAAATCAACCCCTTTGTATTTTTTTGTTTCTCGTTTGATAGTAGAAACACAACAACATCTTTGATAGTGCTTGTCCATCTCTTCTACATTCTCAAATGGTCTTCTGCAAATATCACATAATACTCTTCGGTTTTTAAAACTTTCAATTTCATCTGATTTTGGTAATCCTCGCAAAATGTATGTCAACGTTGGTAATTTTCTTTGGTAGAATTCATCTGACATAATTTTTTCCAACGATTCTAGTACAAGTTTTTTATCGTAGAATACCATCTTCTTTGCCCATTCGTTTCGCATACTATCGTTGAAATCGCTGTAGTTTAACTCAATATAATCTAGAATTTCATTCAGATCTTTTTTAGTCATCTGGCAATCCTAGTTCTTTCCAAGCATTGTCTACAATTTCTTTGTTGGTTAATTTTTTGCCATTGGACTTTTTTTGTTTATTTTCTTCAAATCGTTTTTCATCAGCCTCAACTTCTGCAAGAGTTGTAAAACCTTTTGCTTTGTATGCTGAAAGAATACTTTGAGTATATTTCAAACTTGTTGCACGATTAAGTGCAGTTTGCTTAATTGCATGCCTAGTAAGCTCGTTATCTTCCCAAGTAAGTACAAGTTCCATTTCACTGCTAGATAATAATCTTCCTAATTCTTTTTGCACAAACTCCAATAAACTATTACTAAATTCTAAATTATTACTAGTTTTTAAATTATGCTTTGTAGTATTAATATCTAAATAATTATTAGTAGTATTATTATAACTACAACTATAACTATTAGCCCGCTCACTATTTCGCTCATCAATTCGCTCATTTTTTCGCTTGCTATTTCGGTTGTTGTTGTCGCTACTCATTTCGCTTACTATTTCGCTTATGGTTTCGCTTGCTATTTCGCTGTCACTTTTTTTAGTTCTCTTTGAACCATTTACAATTTTACTTTTGTAGGTTTCTAGGGGTTTTTTTATATTAATCCATATTGCTTCCTCTAAACTATCTTCTTCAAAAATTGGTTCTTTTTGAGTAAAATACCAGTCTATAATTTGACCTATAAACTTATCTCTTTTTGCTATTGGTTTTATCTTATTTATTAATGAAATTTTTTCATCATCTAGTACAATTTTTATCATAGTTTTTAGTCCTTTTTTCTTGATTTTTTTTATAATTTCTTAAAGATTCATTAACCATAAAGTTAAACATAATCTTTTGAAAGTCATTTTTAAAAGTAGGTTCTATTCCTTTAAACATATAATCAAATAGTCCTTCAAAGAATTCATACTTTTCTTTTTTTGTTAATGATTCAGAAATTAACTCGTAATTTTCTTTATAAATTACTACTTGTTCACTCATAATAAATCCTTTCTCTAGTACCAAAAACTTCCCCTGATTTGATTTTTCTCTGCAAATTTGATATAATTATTTGCAGAAAAATAGATTAAATTACACCCTATTTTTCTTTTTTTATGCTATCTAAATAACGGCTTGATAAATCTAATAATATAAATGCAGCCATAAATGATATAAAACCAAACCAAGTCCATCCAGATGTTTTACCCATAAATGTTGTTACTGAAATAGCAAGCAAATCAAATATGATTACTAGTGCACTTAACACATAGATTATTAATACAAATAAATTAGTCTTGTTTAATTTCTTTTTCATATTTCCTCCTATAATCCAAATTTCTTTTTAACTACTTTAGTTAATGCTATTAAAGTTTTTCCTGATGGAATAAAATAACCTTTTTGCTCCATCTCTTCACGGCACATTTTTATGTACTCAATACACTTATTAATACCAACACTTGGCATTATTATTTTTAAATCCTTTGCTGTCATATAAGGCTGCTCTAATATTTCTTCTTTCGTTTTCATATTTCCTCCTATTCGTTATGAAGCATTTGCAGATGCTTTTAAATTGATTTTTTAATTTATCTCCTTTAAAATAGAATTTTAGAAAGGAGATGTTATTTTGAAGTATCTAAAATATTTTTGCTGTATTATGATACTTAAATGTATTTATAATTTTGTTTTTTGGTTATATGGATATTTTTTACATCACAAGTGGGTAAAATATTTTAATTCAAATAATAAAAATTTAATGAGTTATTATTATCAAATTATTGAGTATTTAAATAATTTACCTTACGAAGAAATTAGTACAAATATATATTCTGTTTCTAATCAAAAATATATTGAAAATTTATTTTTAAAATCTCACGGTTTTTATAGATATAAGTTTTTACAAAATTTCAATCCATTTTATTGGATCAAATTAATAATATTTTTGCCTCAAAAATTAATTGATTATTTAGGAATTAGTTTTAAAAGAAGAACGATAAAATTTTTAAATCTAATTTATTGGATCTTTTCTTTCGTATTTGTTCTTTATAAAGATGAAATAATATCGTATTCTAAAGATTTAATAAAATTAATTTTTGAATATTTTACTAAGAAATGATTTAATTTTTTCATTTCTTTTTTTTATTAATATATTTTTGTTTTCTAATTCCTCTATCATCATTTGATTAAAACTTATTGAAATAGAGCTAATAACTAAATCTATCCACATTATAATTGTCAAAAATATAAAGATACTTTCTAATACATTCACTGCCTATTCCTCCAAATTTTCTTGATATTTAAGTCTTACTCCTTTACAATATTTGTTTGAAAGGAGGTGATATTCTGAGTAAATCAAGTTTTAAAATTAAGTTTAAAACAAAACCAAATGCTTTAAAGAATGCTATTAATAAGTCAATTATTAATTCACAATTCAATATAACCTGTCCAAATTGTCAAACAAGTTTTTCAGTACAAGGTTCACAATTCGGTCACGAAGTTATATGCCCATCATGTAGAATAAATATAAGACTTAATAACAACGGTCTTAATAATGACATTAATAAACTTCAAAAAAGTTTTGACAAATGTTTTAAATAATTTAATCAACTTCTATTTTGGTATTTTTAATATCATTTAGAAGTTCTTTTATTTTGTTTAACTTTTCAATTAACTCTTCATATCCTACAAATTCTATGGATACTTTTATTTCTTCATCTTTCATTGTTTACTCCTCCATAAATTCTAATAAAAATTTGTCCAATCGAAATTAAGCAAATTACCTATTAGTTTAGCTAATTTAGTGCTAGGATTTCTCATCCCATTTTCAATGTACCAATAATATTGTTGTGTTATCCCAGTTTTCATTGCTATTTCGTGTATTGTTATATTCTTTTCTTTTCTAATCTTTTTTAGCCATAATCTTGGTTGACTGTTTTTAAGCAAAAATTTCACCTCCTTTACTTTTTTAACAAAATGTTGTATAATATATCTCACAAAAAAGAAGTGGGATTTTTTCCATAAATCTTTTTTGTTGCTGATATTAAGTTTAGTTTTCCAGACCGTGACTTAATATCTTTTTTTATACAATGTAGTCAAGATTACCTTGATTACAATTTCATTTTAATACAACATTTTGTTGTTGTCAATAAAAAAACACATTTTTGTACCATTTTTAAAAAAATTAAACAATTTGTTGTAAAATAAAGATAGATAGAATATTTTATTGGGAGGGATATATATGTTTGGTGATAAATTAAAATTTATATTAGATAGCAAAAATATTACACAGATTCAATTAGCAAAAGAACTAAATATGACACAGCAAGCAATAAATCGATGGTGTCAAAATATTACACAACCTGACATAAATACAATTATTAAAATAGCAAAATATTTAGATGTTTCAATTGACTATTTGTTAGGAAATGACCCAAATTGTACCGCAAAAGAAAAAGAGATAAGGGAGAAAGAAATTTTGCAAAAAATATTAATTGAATCTGGATATATGAAGAAAGGTGAAGATATAAGTAATAATGAATTAAAAAGATTAATGGATTTTGTTAATACAAACAAAAATTATATAAAGGGTAATAAGTAAAATGAAAAATTTATCAATTAGCAAAACAATGTGGTCCTGTATATATACTATTACTAATATTATAATTTTAATACTTGGAATTATTAATGCTGAAATCCCAGAAAATTCAAACAATAAAATCCTTTCATTTATAATTGCTAATAAATTTTTTCTTATATTATTTGTCAGTTTCATAATAAGTATAATTATAAACCTAAATCAAGTTATTAAACAAAATAATTTGAATATAGGAGAAACAAACAAAAATGAAAAAATTTTTTTAGAAGAAATAAAACAACAAAAAAAAATTATTGATTTTCAAAATGAACAAATAAATCTTCAAAATGAAAAAATCGAATTTCAAAATAAACGAATTAAACAATTAGAAAATAACAAAGCCTTAAATAAAAATTCTTTATCACAATTAAAATATGAAATTATCGAAGAGTGGTAGTGAAAAAAAGCACGATTAGTGCTTTTTTGTTTGTTCTATAATTTTAATGATGATATACCAATATAAATCATGATGTTTTAAATATTTATAGAACATTTCAAAGTTTTTCACATTGCCCCCCCATTTTATTTTAAAATAATTGACAATTAATTAAAATAAGTTATAATAATACTAAACATTTTGTTTATTTTTACAAAAAAAATCCCTTACTCTCTGCAAAGAGTAAGGGTTAAGAAAAGGATGATATACATCATCCTTAACCGTACGAAATACTTCGTACCCCGAAGCATTCTGCTTCCATAACCAAATAATACCATATTAAATATTATTTGTCAATTATAGTATATTCAACATTTTATGTTATATACTTTCAAAATAAAAAAATCCCTTACTCTCTGCAAAGAGTAAGGGTGTGGAGCTGATTAACTCCTATAGAAAAAATATACCATAACGAATAGGGCTTTTTTCTATGCTATTATTTTAGCATAAATTAAGTTTCAAATCAAGAAAGGAATGATGATTATGCCAGTATATAAAACAAAAAATCCAACTAAAGATGGAAGACAGTATTTTTTTAGAATAAAGTATAAAGATATTTTTGGAGAAATACACGATTACTCTTCTCCAAAGTTTAAAAATAAAAAAGATGCGGAAAGTGAAGAAGCAAAATACAGGATTAAAGTTGATAGTAAAGAGGCATATGTATCTAATATAACCATTGATCAAGCATACATAGAATATATAGAAAATAAAAGTAAAAAAGTAAAAAAACAAACTATAATAAAAGACGAAAAATTATATAGGTATTTTGATAAAATAAAAAATAAAAAAATCAATGAAATAAATTTGAAACAATATAAAGATTTATTTTTAAAAAATATAAATTCAAATTTATCAACAGACTATAAAAACAAAATTTTGGGATTATTTAGGAACATTATCATTTATTCTAATAAAGTGTACAATACAAATGATTCAATTTTAAAACATGTAGAAAATTTTGTTAAAATAAATGAAATAAAAAAAGAAATGGAATTTTTCACTTATGATGAATATAATGCTTTTGACAAAGTGATTGATAATTTTGATTTTCACTGTTTTTTTGAAGTTCTCTACTATTTGGGATTAAGACAGGGAGAATGCCAAGCACTAACTTGGTATGACATTGATTTTAAAAAAAATACTTTAAGAATAAACAAAACATTAACAACCAAAATTAAAGGTGAAAAATACACTATATCAAGCCCTAAAACTAAAAATAGTGTTAGGGTATTACCATTAACTCAAAAGCTTTCAAATGACCTGAAAATAATGTATAATAATGCTAAAAAATATAAAGATTTTAATAATAATTGGTTTGTTTTTGGAAATACTTTACCATTTCCAGAAACAACTATTCAAAAAAGAAAAAATAGTTACTGTAAACTTGCAAACATAAAGCAAATTAGAATACATGATTTTAGACATTCTTGTGCATCTCTTTTAATTAACAAAGGTGCTAGTGTTCCATTAGTATCTAAATATTTAGGTCATTCAAATGTTTCAATAACCTTAAATACATATACTCATATGTTTAAAAGTGAATTGGACAAAATGACTGATATTTTAAATAAATTATAA